AGAGGCTGGAGTGCGGGTTGATGCCGGCCACCCGGTAGTAGGGCGCGCCGGTGTCCCCGCCGGGGCCGATGCCGACTAGACCGGTCATGCCGGAGTAGGGGCCGACCCGAAGCATGGTGGAGGCTTGGGTGGTCGGCACCGGCTGCGTATCGATGCGCTCGACGACGTTCGTGAGGTTGCTGTTGGCCGGCGCGATCGTCACTTCATTGACCGCCGCCAAGCCGTTGTTCGAGAGCCCGAGCACGAGCAGCGCCTGGGCCACGGTGGTCGTGACCGACGGGATGCTGTAGCCGGCCTGCGCCGTGGCCTGCACCGCGCCGGCGAAGACGTCCCATGGGTTCCCGGTGGTGATGCAGCCTCGGAACGTCAGGATCACCGCAACCTGATGGTCGCCGGAGTCCGCGACGACCGGCGCCGCCATGCTCGAGCTCGTGGCGCGGCACCAGAAGACCGTCAGGGCGGTCGCCCCGTTCGTGCCGGCCGTGCCGGTGCCCTGGCTGGTGACCTGCACGAAGCCGTTCGGGGTGGTCAGCGTGGCGGCCTGATTCGCCGTCTCGACGAACAGGAGCGCGATGTCGTTGGTCTGGTGGGGCGGCCACTGCGGCGTGATCGAGCCGATGTCGCGAGGATCGTGCCGGCGGCCTGGAAGGAAGGAGCAGCCACTATTTGGTCTCTAGGGACTTCCTCGTGATGAGAGTGTCGGCCGCGTGGAACGAGCCCACGACGACGGAGGCGAGGGTGACGTAGTCACCGGTCAGTTTGCCCAGGAACGCCAGCACGAGGCCCCCGGTGAGCGCCTCGGCGGCCAGGAGGAATTTCCGGCCGACCACTAGAAGAGCACCTTGACGACGATCGGCACGATGAACGTGAGGAGCGCCAGGACGCCGGCGGCCTTCCACTGCCACTTCTCCACGGCTGTCAGCCGGGCGTCGTGCGTGTTGAGCGTGTCGGCGTGCGCCTTGAGGGCTGAGTCCAGCTTGCCCTCGATACCGGTCAACCGCCCCTCGATCCGTCCCACGATGAGCTCCAGCGAGTCCGTCACGTTAGCACTCCTCCCCGAAAACCACCGGGAGCGTCATCTCAGGTGAAGCGCCGAATTCCTGGGCCTCCCGGTACGCATTCTCCTTCGCGATCGCCTTCTCGAACCGGTCTTCCCACACCGGGATCCGCTCGTCATGCTCGAGGAACGGGGCCGACTGCAGGAGGGCGCCGTACAGGTAGATGTCCGGCGAGTTGGCGAGCGTGTTGTTCGACGGGTTCGTGTTCGAGAGCACGACGTCGAGCTCGATGTAGACCAGCTCGAGGAGGTAAGCGCTGTCGGCGGGACGGTCGAAGTACGCGGTGTTGTTCGCGACCATGTACGCCGCCGGGATGCCGCCGGCGGACTGGCGGATCTTGGCGAGGCCGCTGGGGGTCAGCTCGCGGAGCTCGTACTGCATCGAGCTGGTATCGTACCGGAGGCTCTTGAGCGCCTTCACCGAGGTGGGGAGCGCCTTGAAGTCCACGCCGGCGTCCATGGTGAGCGCCCCGACCAGCTTGCGGTCGCGGACCTCACGCCGGATGTCGGCCTCGGCCAGGGTGATGAATTCGGGGATCCGGCTCGTGAGATCGGAGCGGTTCAGCCAGTTGGCAACCGCCGTTTGGAGCTCGGAATAGGTCGTGATTGCCATCGGCGGTGCTGGGTTCTGCCGGACCTACAGACGGGGCGGGAGCCCCGGTCCTGCGCGCCTGGGCGGCGACCTGCAATCTAGCCTGGGCGGCCTACCGGGACAACTTCCCGGGCCGGGTCCGCCAGTAGCGGTTCTCGGGGTCGTCCAGCCACTTCAACAGCTTCGTGTCGTCGTGCTTGTCGATGATCCCGCGCTGCAGGAGATCGAAGTAGACGTGCATCGGGAGCGAGGCCACGACCCAGGACTTCTCCCCGAAGCGCGCCCGCTCGTCCACGTCGTTGTACTTCAGCTTGTTCGCCTCGATCAGATCCGTGACGTCGGCCTCGGTCGCGACGACAAACTTGTCGTCGTCCATCGCGTGGAACGTGGTCTTCGTCTTCGTGAGCGGGTCGTAGTCCATGACCGCGCGGAAGAGGCTCACAGCACCTTCCACGAGACGGTGACGCCGACGGACTTCGCGAAGCGCCCGGTCGCCGGATCGACGCCGGCGGTGGCGCCCAGCCCGACATCCGGCTTGAGGTGGGACCAGAACGACGCCTTGCTCTTGTTCGCGAGGTTGGTCGCTGCGGCGGCCACATGGTCGGCGGCCGGCGCCAGGACGGCGGTGGCCTGCTTCTGCTCGGTGAAGGCGTCCTTGTGGCTCTGGGCCTCGGCCTCGAGCTGGGCCACCTGCCCCTGGAGGGCGGCGATGACCGGCTTGCAGGTATCGGGGGCGGCCTTCACGATGGCGGCCACGCGCGGCGCGGCGGCGGCGCGGGCCTGCTGGATGCTGTCGGCGCGCGACTCGGCGTCGGCGGCGAGGACTTCGGCCGCCAGGGCCTGCTGCCGCGCGTCCTGATAAGCCTCGACGGCGACGTAGGTCTCAGCCCGCGCCTCGGCCAACTGCTGATTGTGAGTGTGCTGGAAGTAGGCTCCGAGCGCGATCGCGATGACCGCCGTGACCCACGGAGCGAATGGTTTCACCTGAATCAAACGGACGGTCTCAGGATTCTGCCGGTGGAAAGTAGAGTGGGGGCGGGTTCGCCGCCCCCTCTCGTGCTACTCAGCCTGGATTACGGCTGGACGTCGGCTACCAGACCCTGCGAGGCTTCGTTGTGGGACTTGAGACCCCACTCCGCGCGGATGATCCGCTTGTCGGCATCGCCGGTCTTCGCCAGGGGCTCCTGATGGAAACCACGCAGGAACACGAGGCTCAGGTACTCGGGATCGAGGATGAAAGCATCCCGGGTCCGCTGGAACCGGTTCGGCATGACCTTCAGGTTGCCGAAGTCGGTCACGATCACGTCCATCGCCTGAACGATGATGCCCGGCTTGGCGCCGGCGATGTTCAGGGTCTTGGTCGCGTTGCCGGCAAAAGCCGAGATCGAGACCTTGACCGAGCTCCCGACCATCAGGACGCTCGGCTCGGCGCCGTTGTCCCAGCAGGCCTGGGCCACAGTCTTCACCATGGCTTCGGTGATGGACCGCAGCGTGCCGTCGGTACGGGTGGCGTTCGGCACCGTGGTGTACACGGCGTTGGCGCCCGTCGCACCCAGGCTGGTGTTGCTCTTGATCCAGACGGGCAGACCGGCGGTCTTACGAGGATCCGAGCCGCTGTCGGCCTGATTGCTCAGGGCGATCGTCTCGATGTCCCGCTTGAGCTCGGCCGTACGCTGCGACATCTGGTAAGCCATCTCGCTCTTGCGGCCGGCCTTGCGGACTTCCTCGAGCGTCCCCGAGACCATGGCGGTCTTGTCGGAGATCTGGACGTGAACGCCCAGACGGACGGTCGGGGTGGGCACGGTGAAGGCAGCGTCGTTGCCTTCGTTGCGGAAGTTGCTGCCGTCCGCTGCGGCGAGGGCATCGGTCTGCCACTCGTGGAGGGTGTTCTTCGCCTCGGCGCGGCCGATCATCGAGGTGAAGGGGGTCTTCTCGGGACTGATCTGGTAGATCGCGTCCGTCAGGTCTTCCCGCATTCCTTTCACGGTTGCGGTGGTATAGGTGCCTGAAAGGGCAGACATCGGTTGGGTTCCTGGGCTACCCGACGATTACATGTCGTCGAGCATCGTTTCGAATACACGAGCCATATCGGATGGCTTGTGAGTCTTCGCGAGCCTCTGTAGCGCGCGGGTCTTGTCGCTGACCGGCGTGCGGGAGGTGGTCTCCCCGCTCGGCTTGGTGGTGCGAACCGTCTCGATGCGCTTGACCGCGTCGGCCTTCTTGGCCTGACCCTGGTCGAACAGCATCGCCTTGTGGAGAATCACGAACGCGCGGTGGTCGTCGAAGCCGGCGAGATCCTGCTGCGTCCAGCCGTGCTTCTGGGCGAACGCCACCATGTTCTTCACCTCGGCGGCCTTCACCTTCTCGTCCTTCCAAGTGGGGATCGCCTCGAGCAACTTCTCCTGCTCGACCGCCATCCGCTCCTGGCGGGCCTTGAGCGTGTCCTGCTGGACCTTCTGCTCGGCCTCTGCCCGCATCTGCTTCACCGTGGCCCGGTCCTTCTCTTGCTGCTGCCACTGCGACCAGATGTTCGCGAATTCGTTGGGGTGATCCCTGCGGATCGTCTCCCAATCCGGCTCCTTCGGGGTGATCTCCGAAAGCGCCTCCTCCACGAGCTTCAGGTTCTGCGCCAACGCTGCGCGCTCCTGACGCGCTGCCACAGTCTCCGTCTCCAGCGCTTTGCGGTGCGTGGCGACGTCCTGGGTCTTGCGCGTGTAATCCTGCGTGCGGGAGTAGCCCTTCTTGAGCTCTTCGAGGTCAACCTCAACCTCCTCGCCGTCGATCTTGACCTTGTGCTTCTCGGCGGGTGCGGCGGGTTTCTCGTCCTGCTCTTCGTCGGTTTCGTCCTGCTCTGGGGATTCGTCCTCTTCCGACTCGGCGGGCTCGGGGTCCGCCTCCTGCTCGTCGGTTTCGGACTGTTCAGCCGGCTCGGGGGACTTCTTCTGAGCCGGGGGCGTCTGCGAAGATTCCTCGCGGTACTCGGGTTCGTCCGAGAGCAAGGACTCGAAGACAGATTGGGCATCGGCAGGCGGGGTATCCCCGGTGCTGCCAGGAACAGCGATTGCCATTATAACGATTCCGTAGTAATTCCGCTAGGTCTAGACGGTGTCGTGCTTCAGGAGCTCCAGCTCGTGAGTGGCACGTTCGCCAGACGATGCGATTCCCTGAAGGGCGGCTTTCAGGTCATCGAATGCGCTCACCCGCGCGTGAAGAATCTCGCGCTCGGTGGGGGTGGTGCTCTCTTTCCAGGCCTTGTAGTACGAGATCTCCAGGCCCTGGAACACGGCCTGGACGGTCTCGCTCCGAAGGAACCGGGCGACTTCCTCGCCCCGCCGCTCCTCGCCCTGCAGAATTTCCATGCGCTCCGTGTCGGTCATGCGGCTCCTAGAGCTCTGCCAGTAAGTGCATCAGGAGGAACAGGATGTCCTCTTCATCGTCGTCCTCCGACGGCTCGAGCACGACCGTTTTGGCGCGCGGGAGCCCCTTGAGGGGCCGCGTTTCACGAGAAACGGGCTCAGGGAGCTCGGGGAGCCCCTTGAGGGGCTCGATCTCGAGCAGCTCGTCCTCCAGCCGCTTCTTCCGGCGCTTCCGGCGGGCGTCCTCAGTGTAGAGGATCCGCATGAACCCGCCGCCGGCCGGATGCTGGGCCGCCGGGGCGACCACGAACGAGGGCGCGAAGCCGGCGAGGGTGAGCTGCCCGGTACCAGTAACGAGCTGAGTGACCGCCTGGAGGCTCGGGGCGAACCCCGCGAGGGTCAGTTGGCCCGTTCCCGGCGTGAGCCGTACGTTGGCACTGAGGCTCGGAGCGAAGCCGGCGAGGGTGAGCTGGCCGACGCCCGGGGTGATCTGGGTGGTCAGGACCGGCGCAAACCCGGCCAGAGTGAGCTGCCCTGCCCCCGTCGTCATCTGGCGCGTCAGGCCCGGCGCGAAGCCAGCGAGGGTCAGCGAGCCGGCCGGCGGCGTCAAGGTGACGACGTTGACCAGCGACGGGGCGAAGCCCGACAATGTGAGCTGGCCGGCGCCCGGCGTGATCTGGACGACGTTGACCAACGCAGGAGCGAACCCGGCGAGGGTCATGGACCCTGCGCCCGTCGTCATCTGCCGTGTCAGGCCCGGGGCGAACCCAGCGAGGGTGAGCTGCCCAGCGCCCGGGGTGATGATGGACCGGAGCTCTGGAGCGAACCCGGCGAGGGTCAGCGACCCCGCGCCGGGCGTGATCGTGTCAGTAACGCCGCCGGCGCCGGCCTCTACGGACTCAGAGAGCCCATACCAGACCCACGTCACTTAACCCGCCTTGCGAATGCTGGCGTCGAAGGCTCGATCAGTACCCGCGATCTTCTTCAGGGTCATGTTCCACCCGTTGAGCAGCATCAGCGGCGGCGTCACGAGCGGTTCCGTCTGCGCGCCGTTCATGCGAGCAGCGAAAATCTCGCGGCGGGTGCCGGTGGACAGCACCTTCTCCAGAATGCGAACCTCGAAGACGTCGCCTTTCGCCATACCGGCGGCCACGCCGTCCACGAAGAGCTGATAGCAGCCGGGGGTCGTGCTGTCCGTCAGCGTGCTCGTCCCGGTCAGGATGCTGATCTCGGTCGTGCTGATCGTCACCGCCGAGATGTTGTCAAATTCAGTAACGGCCATTTTTAGGCGCTCACCGCGTGTACTACCCCGTCATAGCCGGCGTCATTCACGCCGCTGTTGCTGGCGCGCATGGCGAGTCGCGTACCGCTCGGCACGTCCTGATATGCCGGCATGGAGTCGAACGGCCCGGCCACCGCTTCGGCCGCGTTGGTGCCGAACCACCACGTCCCGATCTGCTCTTCAGTGGCAGCACCGATGCCCAGGTCCACCTGCAGGTACCGGTTGTTCATCGTCGTGTCGTTCGTGCATTGGAAACTCGGCACGAACGCGAAGTGGTCCTCGCTCGTGGCGGCAGTGAGCTGTGTAAACGTACCCTCCGCGCCCGAGGCCCCCGGCGTGATAGCGGTACCGTTGGGCACCGTTCCCATGCCGTAGGTGGTGACCTTCGAGCCCACCCGCCAAGGCGGATACCCGTCGCCGCCGATCAACTGCACGCCGACGCGGATCGCGGCCGAAAGCCGGAGGCTGGCCGCCGCCGCCGAGAGGCGCGAGCCGGCGGGGATGTAGAGCGGGAAGTCCCACACCTTCCAGCCGGCGAAGTTGGAGCCAGTGTCGCCGCCTGCACCGCCGGCCAGCAGGTTCGGAATCAACAGGTCTTCCGTCGCGGCCCCGATCAGAATGTCGAGGGCGCAGTCGGACCCCGTCGCACTGAGGCCGACGCTGTTCGCGGTCACCCGCAGCCAGTAGGCATCGAAGGACGTGGACGCAATGAGCTGCGTGGTCGTGCCCTTCGTGCCGGAGGCCGCGCCGGTGGTCACACTGGTACCCGGCGTGGCCGACCCGACGCTGCCCAGGTTGTCTTCCTTGCGAAGGACGCCCTTCTTCGGCACCCAGAGCATTAGTCGGCGGTCTGGCCGGTCAGCGTGAAGATGCCCGAGGCATTCGCCACCCACTGCAGGCTGTTGCCGTTCAGGATCGTGGTGTCCGCCGGCGTGGTGTCCGCGAGGCAGACCGCAACCAGCGGCTTGACGATGGTGTTGACCGTCGCGTTGACATAGATCACGCCGAACCGGAAGACGATGTTGCCGCCCGAGGCCGTGAAGGTCGGTAGGGTGCCGGTGAATTTCCCGACGCCGGCGGTCTGCGTGATCGCAAGACCCGAGAGCGCCGCGCCGCCGGTTGAGTACCCGTTGGCCGCCGCCACCTCGTTCGTCAGGTCACCGTAGACGCCGGTGCCGACCGAGAGGGTGTTGCAGTTGGACGTGCTCTGGAACAGCGCTAGGTTCAGGCTGTTCGTATCGAGATCGAGCGTCCCGTCCCACAGGTACTTCATCTCGAATTGGTAGGTCTTGAATTTCCCGACAGCCATTACTCGCTATCCTCGATGGTCCCGCCGTTGATCTTGCCATCGGTCCCACGCGAGACCGTGTACGAACGCTTCTTGGCCGCCTTCTTGGTCGGCACGCCGACCTTCCCGGCGGGTTTCTGCGCGGCGACCCGCTCCTTCGTCTTGTTGCCGTCCGCCGCTACCTGCTGTTTGGTCGCATTGCCCTGCGAGGCCACCCGCTCGGCGCTGTCGATCTTCGCGCCCTCGACGTTGGCCGTGAGAGCCATCTTCTCGCGGTTGATCTGGGCATCCACCTCGATCTCCGACAGATCGACCTGATACTTGAGCTGGAGCTCGAGCAGCCGGAGCTGGACGTCGGCGGCCAGCTTGTCGCGCTCGCGCTGATCCTCGGCCGCCGACTTCTGCTGCTCGATGATCATCTTCTGCTGGGCTTCCTTCGCCTCACGCTGCACCTCGATCTGCGCCTTCGTCTGCTCGAGCTGCGCGGTGATTTGGGCCTTCTGTTGATCGGCCTGGACCTGGGCCTGATGCTTCATCTGCTCGAGCTGCATCTGCGCCTGGACCTTGACCATCTCGGGGTTCGGCGGCGGCGGCGCGTTGGCGGCGGCCTGCTCGAGCTGCTGCATCTGCTGGTCGGTGATGACCTTGAAGTAGCGCGACGGATCCTTCTTGCCACGGAGGGCGGCCATCTCGGCCAGGGTGTCGCGGTACTGCTTGATGCTGACGATCGGGTTGCTCTGCCCCAGGGTCTGGAGGATCTGCTCCTGCGCGGTCTTGATGTCGAACAGGGTCTGCAGCTTCTCCTCGGTCATCCCGGCGCCGAGCATGACGTTGACCACCACATCCATGTTCGGATCCCACTGCACCGGATCCACCGTGACCCACTGGCCGCGCAGCTTGACCACCGCCGCCTGCGGCTTGTACTTGACGAACAGCTTGAGCAGCCCCTTGAAGAGCGGCTTGAGCGACGTCTCGGCGTAGATACGGCACAGCATCTCCTGCTGCGCCTGGGCGGCATCGAGGACGGCGCTGACGCCGGTCTTCGTGCTCGACTGCAGGGCCGAGGCATCGAGCTGGGCCGCGCCCTTCGTCTGCCCGGTGCGGCGCTCGACGATGTCCTGGGTGAGCTGGAGGACCGGCAGGAGCTCCTTGCCCATGAACGAGTGCGCGAATTCCCCGACGGCGTTGGCGCCGGAGCGGGTGCGGATCGGGGCGCCGATCTGGGTGCTCAGGAGGTCCGCAAGGTTCGCATCGCCCTCCTTGTACCACTTCCGCGTGTATATCGCGGCCGAGGCGCTGTCGAGCATCCCGCGCATGAGCTTCGAGTTGAGGCGCTGCAGGTCCAT